CGATTGCCGGACAAGGGTACGGGTTCGTTATCCTCGGATTAAGGGAGCTCAATGACATTGCACATATTCGGCAAGATGGTCATGTTGGTCATCGAGTTTTTTAGTTACGAAACAATATGTGCAGCGTCGAGTACATTAAAGATGATCTATTGGCTCAAGACACTTTTAATGGGCGGTGCGGTGGCCATGGCTTCTGTTTTAATCGCTGCGGCTGTTCAATGGCCAAGGGGTGGTGAGGTACAAGTTGCACAGAAGTACCATCCAAATGACACGGGCGAAGAGCGATTGGTAATGCAAGGTGAGTTTCGGTCAACGCAAGAGAGGAACAGGGAAGTCCAGTCGGAGATGCGGGAGGCCATTAATGCGACGCGGGCTGAAGTGGCCGCAATGCGTAAGAAGCAGGACGGGTTCGATGCCTTTCAGGCGCGTATAGAAGAGAAGTTGAACATCTGGACAACGGTCATGGGCATCGGATTCTCGGCTGTGATTACTCAGTTGATCGCGTATCTATTGAACATGCGGCTGAGGAAGGATCAGCGGGCGCACGAAGACGTGGCGTTACGGAAGATGGTTTCTATGCTGCGCAAGTCCGGAGTCGTCTTTCCGGCGACCGAGGAGGTTGAATGAAGACTGGTTGTGAACTGGAATTCTGGATTCTGATGTCGGCGGTAACGATCGCGTTGATTTTTAGTGTGTCGTGTTTTCAGATGATCCGGACGATCCAGCGGCACGTACTTCAGTTCACACCGCCGAAGTTTCACCACGACGTCACGGTTCTTGTGAAGGAGGAGGAGAAATGAGGAGTTACATTTTTCCGACACGTTTGGACTTTCCGTCGTTAGGTAGCGCACAGAAGGACTCCGAGTTCATCGAAAACTTTCCGCGGGTGGAAGAGCGGGTGCGAGCTGGTCAGTGTCCGAATGACTGCGGTGCGCTGGAGTTTAACGATGGGGTTTCTAGTTGTTTGAAGTGCGGCTTCGCTTCGCTAGTCGTCGTGGCCGGGTTGCGGAATTGGAGTAAACGGTAAATGGCTAAGCCACTTTGCGTAGACCTCAATATGAAGAACCCAGTTGCCCAGCAGGCGCTGAAGAATCGGGTGGACGCGGTCAAGGGAATTAACGCTACGGTTCGGAATGACCTGCGTAAAGCGATCTCAGCGGGAATGGGTAAGGGGGAGTCCACGGAACAGATTGCGCAGCGGATCCGGAACGTCTTTAAGACGACGCGGGTCCGCTCCAGGCTCATTGCACGGACGGAAGTAAACGCAGCCGCGTCAGACGCGCGAGATATCCAGTTCGAGAAGACGTTCGGAAAAGATCACATGCGCGAATGGGTTACGGCGCGGGATCCGTGGGTGAGACCTTCGCACCAGCAGTGCGACGGGGTACGCGTCAAACGTGGCGAGAAGTACCCGAACGGGCTGACGCGTCCACATCAGCCCGGCGCACCTGCTGAGGAAGTGTGTAATTGCCGGTGCATCGAGAATGCAATTCCAGTTGACGAACAGGGGAAGCCGATTGAGTGAGTACGTCAAAACTGAGATCTGTGGTTCGATAATAGCGGCGCGACGGAATCATTGCCACGTACCCGCGGACGTGTGGGAGTTGGACGCGGCAACGGTGTGCGGTGTTTGTCAGGCAAAGAACGCGCTATTGGTTACTGCGTTACTACAGTCTGTTGACATCGAGTCACAAGAGGTCGTTGTCAGAGCATCGGTCGTTAAGATTGATGCCCAGTTGTGTACGAAGTGTTCACGGTCACATGTTGGGGCGGAGCGCTGGAACGTCGGTTTAACGATTTGTTCTTATTGTCAGTGTGAAGTGGATCGTGCTGCGGATCGCGCAGCGAAGCGCGCTATGATTCGAACGTGTCGGTTTTGCGGTCGGACGAATCTTACAGCACAGGGATTTCGAGATAAGCATCAAGCGTGTACGCAAGTGGCGTGTTTGGTTTCGTTATGGGACGAGTTAAAAAAGAAGAAGTCAGAAGCGGCAAGTTAAATTCCAAATGGATCGCCCCGATGGGACGTAACTCAAATAAGGAGAGAAAAATGGAACGGAAAAAGATTCGGGCACCATTGGGAATTCAGGTGCGGTCAGTGGATACGGCCAAGCGGGTTATCCGGTTTATTGCCAGTGACGAGTCGGTTGATCGTTACGGCACCACGATTTCAGTCAAGGGTTGGAACCTTCAGATGTACCGGAAGAATCCGATCTTTTTGTTCGGTCACGATTATCGGTCGCCGTGGTCGGTCATGGGTCGCGCGGTACGGGTCGAGAAGGACACGGTCGAAGGTGAACTGATCATGGACATGCTGTTCATGGAAAAAGACCTGAACCCGATCGCCGAAATGGTTTATCAGATGTACGCGCACAAGCCGGCGTTTCTGAACGCGGTCTCGGTCGGCTTTATTCCGTTGAAGATGGAAGAGGTCAAAGAGGTCGAGCAGGACAAGTTGAAGCAGGCGGGGACAAAGCGTAAGGCGGTTTTGAGATTTCAGGAGCAGGAGTTACTCGAGCTTTCCGCCGTCACGGTTCCTGCGAATGCGAACGCAGTCGGAAAGTCGGTCGGTCATTGGTCCAAGGCTGCGGAATGGTTGCGCAGTCTCAAAGACGAGCCGGGTATCGATCCGGTCCAGCTGATGGCGGCACAGACGGTGCTGGCTGACGACATGGAGCGAGCCAGTTTGCAGGAGCGGTCGGAATGTTGGATGGAGCAGAACGGTCTGATGGTCCCGTGCGCGTGCAACGTGCGCGAGATGATAGAGGTTTCGACAATTACTCGAGACCTTGAAGATGGTGATGTCATTTTGATTCCTGGTGGGACGTACGAAGATCGAGTTACGCAGCAGACGGGTCAGGTTTCTGCACCACCGACTCTCACGCGTGCGGGTGCGGTCTTGAACTCCAAGAACAAGTCCGCGCTACGCGATGCGTTGAGTTTGATTCAAGGCGTTCTGGATTCCGCTGAGCCGGAACCATCAGAAGAGGCACCGGCTGCTGAGGAAGGTATTCGGATTGTCGAAGGCGTCCTCGAAGAGACCGAGTTTAAAAGTCGCCTGGACACGGTCGAAGCCGAGTTGAAGTCGGTTCGCGGTATTTGCGAAGACGTTTACGAGTTGCTGCGACGCGATCAGGATCCGGAAGAGGGCGGGTTCCAAGATCTCACGGACAGTCTGCTGGCGGAGATGGACGAGGAAGTCAGTGGTCAAGACAGCGTGAGGAACCTGGATGCGGTTCTGGCACAGGTCAGTGAAATGCGTATGCCGCCGGAGCCGGAGAACGAAGCGGTCACAAGATTGAACAAAGCAATTGGCGTTGCTGGTGCGAAATTGGCGCACTTAAAGCTAAAGGCCTAAGAGCGGCGTTCATGAGTTCGGGACCACTCTAGAAAGGTCCACGTAGTAAATGGGCAAGACGCCCGGAGTTAGAGTAAATGCCTCCTATGATTCAGATTTCGCAAGAGCAGTTGGATAACATCAGTCAGGCGTTGGGTCGTATCACTTCGCTGGCTGAGGCGTATGAGAAGTTGGAAGCTCGGCACAAAGCACTCGAAGCGGAGTTCGGTAAGGTGCCTCGTGGTGTTTCATTGCCGGGTTCGATTTGGGCCGGTGCCGGTTCCAAGGAAGAGTCCGAGCAGCTGAAGCGCGGATTCTTGCATTGGATGCGGTGCGTCGGTAGCAAGGGTCGGATCTACGAAGATACGCCCGACTTCGTCAAACGTCAGCTGGTCGAGGGTACGGACGCTGATGGTGGGTATCTGGTTCCGGAGATTTTCATTCCTGAATTGGTGCGGTTGATTCAAGAGCGGGCCATGATGAGAGGTCTGGTCAGGAAGATCCCCATGACCACGGACACTTCGAACCTGCCGAGCTTGGCCAGCGGTATGACGGTTTATTGGCCCGGTGAAGTGCAGACGATCACGCAGAGTGATCCGGTGTTCGGTAAGGTCACACTGAATGCGAAAACGATGGCGGCCCTGACTTCGGCTTCTATCGAGTTGACCGAGGACGCACAGATCGAGTTGGCGGATCTGTTGGTGACTCTGTTTGCAGAGGCCATCGCGGATGAGGAAGACCGGGTTATCTTGGTTGGTAACGCGAACCCGTTCAGTGGGATCCTGTACGCATCGGGTGTGACCCAGGTCACGATGGGTTCTGGGTTGCAGGATTTCAGTGACGTCACGTTCCAGGACGTTGCCGATCTTATTGATTCGGTCACTTCAAAGGCTCAGCGTGGTGCCCGGTTCTTTATGCACCGGAACATCACAACGATTCTGAGAAAGGTCCGGGATCTGAATCATCAGTACATTTGGTCGCCTCCGACGGGCGGACTGCCTCCGACAATTTGGGGCTATCCGTACACGGAGTCGGATCAGATGCCTGCTGCTTCGGCTTCTAGCACTTCGACCAATTTCCTGGCTTTCGGAAACCCGAATTACGTGTACCTTGGGGACCGGAAGAGAATGACGGTTGAGGTTTCGGATCACGTTGGGTTCAAGCAGAACGAGCGGTTCTGGAAAGTCACTGAGCGGATTGCCGTCACCGTTGCTATCGGTG